ATGCCTTAACTGCTTCAGGACTCATACCATCAGTGTTATCTTTACGATTTTCTTTTTGCCAGTCTTCATTTACCTTTTTGAGTGGTTCTGCCTCAATAATGTTAATAGTTTCAAATTCAAGTGCTTGGAAATCATCTCTCCAATTAGAGAACTCATAACTCTCTTTTTTAGTCTTATTACCCCAATTCTTAGCACCAACCTCACGACACTTGACTAATGCACCAGATGCATATGCACTTGGCCAGACAGAATAACGTGACTTGACCTTATAGTAACAGGCATCTTTTTTACCTTCTTCAACCAAATCACCTTCTAGTTCAAATGACTGATTTTCAATACGTCTTCTGCTTGCATTCAAACCAGCAACTGGATTACCCTGACTTGCTTTAATACGATGTTGTCCCTTTTTTTGAGAATCAACAAATTTGTTTAAAGCACCACCAATTGCTCTACCTGCAAGAGCAACTCCACCAACAGCGAGAGGAACAGCAACAAGTGCTGGAATTTCATGGAGATCTTCTAACTCTTGTCTCCAATTTGAATATGAATCTTTTAACTTCTTCTTTTTTTCGGTTGCCACGTTGATTGGCGATCCTTTACGATTTGGATTTTTATCTTTTCTGTTTTTACTTCTGAATGCATATTCCTCTTCTTTATCGGAGAGGTCTGCCTTCATTTTTGAAGAACCACATTTGGGTTTGGTTTTTTGTCCAGGTTGCTTGGCACAGGGTTTTCCTGCATATTTACCACCCAATTGAACCCAACCAGGGGTGCCATCAGAAGCGCGACTCTTAGCAAACCAGTCACGCAAAGAATAATCACCACTCTTTCTCGCTTCATCCATATACCCCGCTGCTGCATCAGTATTATGTTCAGTATCGGTAATTTTTGCCTGAACCCAAGCAGGAATATTTCTTTCCTTTTTACCAAGTTTTTTTCTTAAAATAGCAATATTTTTCTCAGACTTTTTAAGTTGAGATTGTGCCATTGAAACTTCATGGTCTTTTTCATAACCTTTTGCTTCGTTCACTTTCTTTCTTCCCTGACAATGTGCTCGCTGAGAGAACCCTTTTGGATTACCACAATCGATTGACCTTTTGTACTTTGCACTCCAACCTTCCGATACTCCTCCGCCATCAGAGCTCCCAGAAGAGTCCCCATTCCCACTTCCATTGCCATTTGCACCATTGCCATTCTTTTTAGTCTCCTCTTCCTCTTTATGCTCACTATCTTTCATAATCCGACCAGTAGACGACATAAGATGCCATCCCTTAGGAATCTTCTTACACTTTTTGGAAGTGTAGCAATAGTAGTATCCTTTCTTACAGGACTTTGCCATTATTATTCGTCTTTTGACTTATTATTATTTAGAAAACCTTGTTTGAGTAACTTTGATAAGTCACTAGTAGACCCAACAAACAATGCGTTATTTGTCACATTATTTGTAGTTTGTTTAGTACTTTCATCTTCAAGATCTTTAAGTTTCTTTTGAAGATCTGCTAACTTATCAGTAGTATCGGCAACGCTTTTAATCAGCTGTCCAGCGACCTCATATGCCCTTGGACTTGCACTTTCGCCCGCAAGTTCCATAATGCCATTAATCGCTTCCTGACCCTTTTCTATAAGGGAATATAAGTTTGCACGAGTATATTCATAATCTTTTTTAATATCAGTTTTTTCAGTAGGGATGGGATGTTTTTTAATCTCTACTGGTTCTGCTTCAACAATGCTACTCTCAATATTGAGTGCCTTGTCAAGTGATTCATAATTATCAGTCATAAGTACTAAATGTCAGATTGGCGAGTGGGGCTATAAGATTTGGAATCTCCAAAGAATTCCCATCCTTCATCAAATCCAAAAGAATCTCCTGGTTGAAGAAGACCGTGATCGACGGAATTAATGACACCATCATTATTTTTATCTTCAAGTGCCTTAGGTGTAACTGTATATCTCATTTCTCTCTTAGCAGTCTGAGTATTAGTATCAGCATACATATCAATTTGAACCTTACGAATAAGACCATCGCTACTATCAGCAATGGGACCAAACAGATATGTCTTTGCAGTAAATTTGAACGTATGTATTAGTGCTCTTCTAGTATCAAAGTTTCCTTCATAATCATCTTGGAAACTTACTGCATCCAAAACAATAGGAATATCTCTCTTTTCTCCGATAGAATCCACTAAATCAATTGTTAGATTGAAATGTGGTTGAAAATATGGTAAAATTTGCTCCACAATCTGCAAAGAATCATCATTCAACTTTGATAACACATTAAGTTCAAATCCAATATTATATGGAACAGGCATAAAGACTTTCTTTACCTTACTACCATCATCACAAGTCTTAAATGTTTGTACCAAACTTGTTTTTCTAGTTGGATCGTATGCAATAGAAGTCATTTCAAATGACATTCTTGGTAAAGTAATCTGAATGGGTTTATTTAATTCGGATTGTTGGGTGATCCTCGCTAAGAATTTTTGACTTGGACCATATGCAAGAGGAACTTTGATATCACTAATATCATTTCCGGCATTATCTTCATGGCGGATGTGGATATCATTAAATAACGTTCCGAACGCTATGATCGTTTTTCTAATAATTTCGTGATAATAGTAAGTTCCTAGCATTAAAATGTACCAAAGGGATTAGATTCACTAAAGTCTACAATTGAATCACCAAGTGTTTCAAACTCATCATTCTCGGTGTATTTATCATATGTATCATCATCATTGTAAGATTGAAGTGGATATTGGGCACCAGATGTTTTTCCAGTGATTGTTTCTCCGGGGAAGAATCCAAGTTGAGTTGATCCAATACTAACATATGCAATTTTAAGAAGTTTGGTATCTTCATCCCATTCTTTGACTCTTGCTTCAGTTTTAGATCTGGAACCTATAATAATTTCATTGAATAGATAAGTTCCAAGACCAGCAAGAGATTCTGGATCTGCGATAGTAACAGCTGGTGAGGAACTATATCCACCACCAGGATCAGAAACGTAAATATCTTTAACAACACTCTCACCAGATGCATTGAGTCCAATAGAAGCAATACCAACAGCAGTACTTGAAATTCCACTTACTGGTGGAGATGCTACCGTTACTGTTGGTGCAGTTCCATATCCAACTCCACCGTCAGATACTGTATATCTAATTACGCCTTGACCTTGTGTTATAATTGAACAAGTTGCAGCAGCTCCTGTTCCGCCTCCACCAGATATTGTAATTGTTGGTGCGACAGTATATCCTGCACCAGCGTTTGTCAATAAGATCTTTTCAAGGGAAGTTACATTTCCTCTTGTAGTAATAAATCCGACAGCTGTTGCTGTATCACCAATTTGTCCTGTTGGTGATGCGGAAAATGTAATTGTTGGTGCTGATTCATACCCATAACCATCATTATTTAAGAATATTTTTTTAACATATCCACTGCTGACACTTCCCTGAATAAGAGATAATGCGGTCGCAGTTTTCCCAATACCAATAAGTTTGAGAGTTGAAATATATCCTTCATCACTAATGACAGTATCAATTTCTTCAATTGATGTATCAAGTATTTCATCTTCAAGTTCAAAGAGTTCACACTTTAATTCATAAACATAATTTTTTCCCAATTGAAAGAATGGATTTTCATGTTCTACATACTTTACTTCAAATAATCTCTGACCAAGAGGAAAATAAACCAAGTCACCTTCTCTTGGTCTAGTTGGTGTTGGCATTTCACTAGTCGCAGTTCCATCATCAATACCTGCCATAAATGGTGCAATGAAATCTTCAAATCTTTCCTTAGAAATTGTAAGGATTAATTCATCCCTTACACTTACACCAAATTTTGTTAAAATATCTCCCGCACCACTATATCCATCATAATTGTTTAGATATGCCTCAATAGAAAAATTGTCATCAAATCTTGATGACTGTACCTCTTCCAATATAGTTTTTGTATTGACGTATTTTCTTGGAATATATGTAACTTCCACACCATGAAAACGTAGGTGCTCATTAATAATATCCTGAACCAATCTCTGCTCAGACTGTGTTCCTTGTAGAAAAAAGGGATTAAGTGCCATTATCCAATAAAATCGAGAGGTGGTAATTCGTATTCCATTGACATACGAGATTTAATATCATTCAATTCTTGCTCTGCTTGTTGATATATTTCACCACCATTTAATTCAATTCCACCAGGAAGTTTAACTCCTCTAAACTTGCTGAGATTTTGTCCCCACTGTCTTTTTATTAGTGCTGTTAAATATTTCTTTAAAAAACTATCGTTATAAATCTGAGAGAATGACGCAGGATCTAATGCTCTGTAACATTCAAGAACTAAGAAATCACCAGCGTCTTGTGATCCCCAATCAATATCCAAATATAATCTATCTTGTCTTTTATTAAATCTAACTTGCTTATCTGTTGTTAATAAGAAATCAATATCTTCAAGATACGATTTCGTCATTGCATATTGTAAAAGTTCAACAGAATTGAAGTAATATAAGTCATTTAAGAATAATTGATATTTAATACTAAACATTCCACCAGAAATTGAACTAGTATCAAATCTAAAAATTCTTTCAATACCAATTACAGAATCTGGAACTTGAATAAAATTCGATGTTTCGTAAAAATTGGAAGAAAATGTTCCATATCCATCAATACTAGTTGATGTTGCAGTTGTTGTTACAATACCAACTCCAGTAGTTCCATTTACATTATTTGAACCCGAAGATTCTACACCTCTACCTCTATCAACATCTGCCTGAGTAATTTTGTACTTCAGATACATTTTCTCAACACCATCATAATGACGTTCGTTGAAATATTGAATGGCATCATCAACCAGATCATCAATCTGATCATCATCAACGTTGATTTCCAAAACAGGAGCACCAAGTTGGCGTAAGCAATAGTCAATTAGTCCTTGTCTGGTTGATGGTTTTGCCATATTACTCCGATTTTTCTAATTGATCTCTCAGTTCAGCATTTTCAGTGAGTAATGCTTCAATGTGTTCTTTATAATCTTTATCCAAAGTTGTTAACTTTGCTTCAAGCAGCACATTTTGATTAGTTAGTGCTGCTAATTTGGAATTATAAAGTTTAATCAAAACATTCACATCAACTTCACCTTGTTTTTCCATTTTTTAGAAATTACCTCCGTCTAATGTTGTAGTCCAATGTGGTTTATTAGTATATATTACCGATGGAGTGGCGTTTACCTGAGAATTCAAATTAGTAATAAAACCATTATCACCTTCTTTTCTCAAATTTGCGGTACTGTTAAAAGTACCCTCCACACCAACCAAATCAATCGATGTTCCACCAGTTACCGCACTTTCAACAATACCATATGCATTGGTAGTATCTTGTCTAACCAAATCACCAACAGATAATGTAACTGCATTATTTACAGATAAAGTAACTTTTGTCAATGCTGTTAAAATTTGCTTAGAAGTTTTAACCGAAGTTGAAACTGCATTAGTTGAACGTTGAAGTCCAGTGTCATCAAAGTAAACAACACCACCTAAATTATAGTCACCAGACTGATAGTAGATACCTTTAATATCAAGGAAACCTTTGGTTCCAGTTACTACACTATTAGAAATGGAAGCATCTGGAATATATGTCCATCTTCTACTATCATCGGCATGAGTTCCATGGTTATCTGCATCAGCAGCAGAGTTTGCAATAGAACTATCATCAAAACCAAAGAAACCAGTTACTTGATTAGAAACACCATCTCCAGTATTATAAGCAAATGACAGACCTCTATCTGTATTTGTGTCAGTTGCGTGTGTAATTGTTAATTGTGCAGTGGTATTAATACCAGCAATAGTAGCATCAGTCAAAGTAATAATTTTATTGACTGAATCAACACTGGTGACAGTGTTTGATGCACCAACGTTAAGACCAGCATTTCCACTTACAACATCGCCTGCTATAATTGAAACTACTGAGTCAAGTCTAACAGTGCTTACGCCAGAAACAACAGTTTCTGTAACTGTTCTTTCACTAGTTACTTCTCCAAGATGAAGAATTGGATCATTGACTGTTGCTGAAGTTGAATTAACAGTCGTTGTAGTGCCGTCTACTTGGAGATCACCTTTAATTACAACAGTACCTTCATTACTCAATCCATCTGGATAAGGATCAATATAAAGAGTATTTGTGCCATCATTCAATGTGGAAATAACATTGTCTTCAATTTTGATGGAGTCAAATATTGACTTTCCTTCAATATAAATGTTTCCACCAACGTAAATATTTTTTTCAATACCAACACCACCTTCAACAATTAAAGCACCAGTGTCTTTATCTGTTGCTTGTGTGGTTACATTGATACGAAAATCCGCACCAGTATATGTAAGTTGATCTACGCCATTCTCATCATATTCAAATTTTGCATCTTTGTCATCGCCAAATGATAAGAAAGTATCATCCGGAATGTGAACTTCACCTGTTCCATTTGGATCTAATTTAATGTCACCATCTGTATCTGTTGATGAAATTACATTTCCATCAATTCTAAGATTATCTACGTTCCATTGATCAACTTTAAGTGAAGATGCCCCACCCAAACCAGAATTAGTTGCTGGTGCCATAACAGCAACAACACCATTATCCTGGTTTCTGGTATTTGATATACCATCAACAGCACCAGGTGAGTGCTCCATCATGGAGGTATAGTAATAACCACCAACTGGGTTGGCGTTAGTACCATCATCACCCAGGAAAATTCTATCTTTGTATTGGTTAAGTCCACCGTAACTACCAATACCTGTTACATATCCAAATTCGCCCCACTGTAAACTTGATGGTTTACTAGTACCTGAGGATCTTTTGATCCTGATAATACTTGCCATTTAGAAGTTTCCCCCGTTGATGTCTAAATTCTGTGTTGCCCCTGGAGTCAACGTTAATGTAGCATCCCACTTTTTGGTGCTACTGTTATAAACAAGAACCATGCCGTTTGATAATGTGGCGGCATTTACATCGCTAAGTTCAGCTAAGGATAGTCCCTGAGCACCTGCAAGAGAAGATATTACTTTTACTGCTGGTTGTTGCCCTACTCTGACTTTTATCTCAGCCATTAAATATATTAAATCAGGATCTAGGAATTATTTATATTCCTTAAAGTCCCATGTTAGATACTACTTCTTGTTGTTTAAAATACAACTTTACGTAAGATTTTGCAATATTTTTTAGAGTCTCCACAGATTCACAGTTATCAATTTCATTAGCAATCTTCACATATTCAAATTCTTTGGAAAGTTTTTCAAGTTGTATTTTATTTGGATCCATTTGCGATTTCCCTCAAAAGTGATTTAATTTCTTCAATATCAGACTTTATTTTATCAAGTTCATTCTTTTCATTTTGTTTCTGTTGCTTCATTTTCATATATTGGGCATAACCAGCAGAATCAGTATTAATGATTGCATTAGTCTCCTTATCTCTAAAAAGATTGCTATGCCCTTCAACGGGAATAAATTTGTTGTGTTCTACATTCATTTGTTTAAGCAAGTGCAACGCATCTGAAATCTTTGAATATTGGTGGTGTAGATTCGTTAGACGAAGACGCAACAATTTTAATAGAGAATCCTATGAATTGATCTAAATTATTTGCTGTGAATTGATATTCAGAGAATCCGTCTGGATTATCGGCAAGAACAAATGCATCTGCTCTACCGCTGTTTTTATCCAAACTAATTACACGATCACCAAATCCATCACCATCAGTGTCTTTCATATTATCATAACCTGGGAATGGAATATAACTCTGAGAAACTTCAGTAGAATCTGCTTTAAAAAGTCTATATAAGACTCTGAAGTCTGCATCAACTTGTCTATTTGCAGCAACAATAACTTTCAATGATGTTGCTGGTTGCTCCAACGAAATGACGTTACTAACAAATACGAAAGAATGGGGATCACCAGAAATTCTGTTTGATCTTGCATCAGCCACATAATCTGAAATTGGTTTGTTTACTTTGTTTCTACCAAGAACAAATGATGCGTTTGCAATATCCATTGCTGGTGAAAGATCTGCACTATTTGAACTGAAGTTAACCCTCATTGTTAAGGATTTACTCAAAGGTAAAGCAGAAAGTCTTTCAATTTCATTAACTCTGGATGCAACCAGTCTTGGTGTACGATAATGTAACACTTTGTTTAGTGGTACACCAGAATATCCTTGATCAACAAAGGAGATTTCATTTCCACCAGCACTAGTTCCACTAACAGTTCTTAACTGTGCAGTCACAGAAGTACCTTTTCCAGGAGTAATAACATTGAATAATGGTTCAATTGAGCTGAATTGGTGATTTTGTGAAATACCAACAGTCTTTCCACCAAATCCTTTTTGTGCTTCAAAATTCAACATTTGGTCGCCAGAAGATCTTGAGACAAATGTTGTTCTATCAAATTCTAAGAAATAATTGTCAATATTTGAATTTCTTGTTTGATAGAAAGATGATGGGATGTCATGTGTTGCATTGATTCTCATCAATGAAACACCATTTACTTCATATGGTCTAATGAAACTGTTTATTGAGTGTGGAATTGCAACACTATCATTCACTCCTCTATTAACGATAGTAAGTGTTCCTGCTCCACCAGAACCAGCAGTTATTCCATTATAGGAAACCACTTCATTACCAATTAATGCATAACCAGCACTAGTAGTTATTCCCTCAAATCTTGCAAAAACGGAAGTATTTGCAACAGACACTGTAGTATCATTCAATCCAAAATTAGCAGTTACTCTAACTCTTTGAGTATCTGGATTTACATCTATAATTTGAATTTTGTTGTTTCCACCATGGTGCCCATGATTAAATTGTCTGACGGTGAAAATATTTCCAGTGTATCTATCATCAACGAGAGAAGAACTTCCATTAACATCTGCCCCAGAATCAGTTCTAGTTGCTTCATCATCTGGATTTGTATAGTATTCAATATCTGCATTATTTGTAAAGTTCTCACCCTGAACATTAGTCAAGTATAATCTATCAGCAGAACCGATAGAAGAAATTGAGAATTGTCCACCAGATCCTGAACCACTAGCAGATCCGCTAGAAATTGTACTTGTCGAAATTCCTAAAACTTCACCAGGAACATATCCATTTCCATTGGCGGTTACACTATAAGTAAGTATTTCACCATTTGCAAATTGGATAGTTGCTTCTGCACCAGTTCCTTTTCCAGTGACTGAATACAGTTCCACACCAGTAAATGATCCTGTTGGGTAACCGGATCCAGACGTAACTATACTGGCAACTCCAACAGGTCCACCAATATTTTCAACAATACCAGTAATACTGCTGGTACTTTCTCCGACTTTTTTGCCAGGAACGACATTTGCACTTAGTGTTCCATCAATAGGAACAACTAGTTTTCTTGGAAGTCCTCTAAGTGGATTATTTCTGAGTCTAGCAGTATTTGATCCACCAGGAGTGATATCTTCATTATAGAAAGTCAACGTTCCAGATTTTACAAACTTTGCTTTATAAAGTTTGAATGTTAGATCTTGATACTGACTTGGAGTCCAAATAGTACCGTTCTGAGATTTAAACAAACTTCCACCAATATATTGCTTAGAAACAATAACATTTTGAACATCGGGTAACGTTGATGTTTTAATAGTTTTCTGACCCATAGTAGAAACAAACATTTCATACTTATCAGAAGCAGGAGAAAGAATAACTATTGCATATTCTTTTCCACCCTGAAGAAATACTGGTGATTTAAACTTAATGTTTGTTGCTACCGAAGCATCATTAGATGTTTTAATATTTTTTGGACTTAATGCAATTTGTGCATAATCTTGAACAAGAATATCCGTTGGCGTTCCCAACTCAACTGTTCTCAATTCAATAAAGACTTTTGCCTTCGGATCTTTCTTCGCAAAGAAGAGGTCAAATGATGTCAAATAAACTCCTGCACCATCAACAGTAAACGATTGTGCTAATGGGTCTCTGTGAGTTGCCTTTACTTCAACTTTAACTTCTGTTGGTTTTGTTTTTGGTTTAGGTGGATTTCTGAGTTGAACGGTAGTCGTCTTTTGTGTAGTAACTACACCGCTTCCACTGTAAGTACCAAGTGCTTCACTTTGTGGACTGACAGTCAGCGAACTAGGACTATTTGAAGTAACTTTTACAGTCTTTGTTCCAGATTTGACTTTAATTGGTGGAGCTGGATTGGTGTTTGGATCTCTGAAGAAGAAACTTCCAATAATGTCTCCCCAATTATCCGAAATCAAATCTGCCTTTTCAATAGTTGCAACTGCACCACTTGTTCTTCCAACTACTTTTGCACCTTTCAGAACATAACCATAATATTTTTCTTTATTTGCAACTGCTCTTAAATCAAAATTGATTAACTTTGATGTTGCAGAATATGCACTACTTGGTGCTGGTCTATTTTGATTATAAGGATCTACTTCATATGTTTCAACTAAAACAGATGGAGATCCTAATCCTGCACCAATATCTGGAGTGCTTGTATCACCAAATTTATGATTTGGTTTTTTAAGTTTCAATCTTGCAATCTTTTTGTTTTTGAGGAAAACATCAACATCTTCGCTGCTGTTGAATGTTCCAGATGTCATCTTAATTTCACATAATTTTGGAACAATGTCTACCTGCTGACTATCAAGATAATGATAGTGTTTAATGTATGGTTTTAAACCATTCGCAGCAAAGTATACATTTCTAGATCTCATGAAAGGATCTACTTTATTACTTGTCTTAACACTTTCAATATATGAAAATTCTTTTGATGGTCCAGTTAGTCTTGGTTTATATGAAGTTGTTGTTGTTGTAGTGGTAGTAGTTGTTGCACCAGCATCAATGTCTGTTTTTGCATCATATCTAACTACTTTTGTTCTTATTCTTTCACCTCTGCCACCACCCATTTTCTTATAGACATAATCTACTTTCTTAATGATCTTGGTGTCTGCATTTACTTTAATATCAACATCAACATCCACTTTTTGCGATGATGTCGCTTCTTGTACCCATTTAGCACCAGAAGATTCTACTCTTGTATCATTAATGTAAATTGTTCTTGTCCAATTATCTGATGGAGGATCCAATTCAATACCACCAACAAAAACAATGACATTAAATGGGTTTACATTTTCAGTTCCTGTTGCGTGTGGGTTTTCAATCCAACCAACTTGACTATATTTCAGAGTTAAAAGGTCGCCAGATTTTTGGATATTGGAATCTAAGAGTTTTAGATTTTGTGACAAATCTGCTTTTGTGCGATCAATACCTGGATCTAATGCAAGTTCTGCGGGAATTGACCAAAAATCGACAGGTGCAATTGCATGAGAATTTGCTCTATCAATATCAAATTCGGAGAATGATGCATCAGCAAGGGATTTGTCTCTAAAATCGGAAACAACAAATCCAGTTTTAAATCTATCAAGACCATTTGCATCAGTTACTGCCAAAGTCTTGGCATTCAGTTCGAGCATACTTAAAGTAGTAACTTCTTCAAGATTTTCAATTCTTTCTTCAAGTTTTCCGATATCACGCATTGTGAATCGTCTATTATCCAATAATCTGATGATTGGTTCCTGTGTAGTATTATACAAATATGCTGGAAGTGTAATTCTAGCAATTTCCATCGCATCATCAGCAAAAACAGGTGCTTGTGGAATATCGTCAGGTTCTCCCTTGACAACTTCTACTTCACCAAGCCTATTCAATGTTAAAATGTCAACTCTTGGCAAATAGTAACTATAACCCAAGAAAGCAGTTTCATCTGGAGAAACAACATATCTGAATGTAGACTCAAAAGATCTACTCTCAAATGCAAATGGAGATCTTGTTGCTGTATTTACATCAAACGATTCAACTCTTGGTCTGAAATCGAGAGTATCAGTTACTCTGGTGTTATTAATACTAGGAATATCAGACTTGTACCTGTCGCTAGTATATGAATTTACTGTAAATAAATCTCCACTATTTCCATCAGCAACTTTATAGTAATCGCAGATTATTGATAACTTGCGAGAAGGAACAGATCCACCAGGTTTTCTTACGATTCTTGAATAATCACAATATTGTTGCTTATGTCCTCTGTTAAGAATATAATTATTTGTCTTATCAAGATAACTACCTTCTGTAATATCTTGGAGTACAATTTTCAGTGATGATTCTTTAAATTGTACAGTTTCACCAATTTCAAATTCCTCATCATTTAATGGTACATAGTCAACTGTTGTTGCTGTTGAACTTATAATCTGACCAACAGCTCTACTATCAGTACCAACAATTTTTTCTCCAATAATCACATTAGTGTCTAGAGAGAGACCAGTTGCAAAAGTTAACTTATCAAATGTTGGTAAATTATTGTTAGTTGATTCATAAATTGCTCTAATCTTTGCAACATCTGGAATATTCAAAGAAATTTCATTATCTTCGACTCTTAATCCATAATATTGACTTGTACTTAATCCAGTAACTGTTGAAACACCACTTGTAGAGTTTACATTTACTCTATGACTTCTTACAAAAGTCTTAGACTTACTCTTTATACTCTGCTTTTTAAGTGTGACATTTACAGTAACATTACTTTCACTGACATTAAGACCTGATAAAGTAACGCTAGTTGCATTTTGATTCAGAGTAAATTTTCCAGAATTTAATTGATCAGTTTCTCCATCACTGTAGTGAACAGAATATCTTTCTGCATCAAATGTTTCAAAAAATACACTAGTAATACCTGAACTTGTGTCAAGGACATCACTTACATTTATGGTAAGTGATCCAGTTGCATCAGTGCTTTGCCCAGTAATTTGCTTTGCTATGGTAAGATTTGAAGTTGAAAGATCGACAGATGCAATGTTTATTTCTGGCAAATCAACAAACAAACCAGAAGAATCAAGATTCAGAATCTTTGGAACCATCAGTGAGAATCTGGAATCTCCGTTATCGACGTTTGCTCTACATACACCACTAACAGTGGCAGGTGCTGCTGCTAATCCAATACTGGTTCCATCTGCTGCAATTGATGTAATACGGTTGAAGTTTGGATCGGCATTTCCACTTTGATACTTAATGATTGCTTCCGTTTTAATACCAGTTACTGCATTGAAGAATCTGCCAGAAACTCTACCAGTATTTCCTCCACTGACAGTTAATTTATCTGCGATTGAGAATGATGGCAATCTTTGCTCATGAAGAACAGTGTCTGCAATAAAATCTGTTTGTAGACTGGTATTTAAAGTATCAGAATCTTGATATACAGATTTAATATCTTCTATGCTGTACTTATTGATACTTCTAATACTACTCTTAAGTTCTTCATCTTCGTTTATAATTACTTGTTCACCAACTAAGAACTCACCAGAAGTTTGTGACACACTAAATGCAGATTGAATACCTGGTTTATCTGCAAGGAATCCGGTTGCACCACTAGAAAGACCTCTTACAAAAGATCCAAGAGGAACTCTTGTGGTCGTGTATGAATTTGCCAGATATAATGTAGTATAAGTTTGAATATCAAAAAGATACAAATCCCATTCTGTGCTATTCCCAGTGTATGGAGCATCTGAAACACCATACCAATATACCCTGGCATCTCCTATTTTCGTCCCAGAACCAGCGTTTATAGTACCACCAGTACCTGAACCATTCCTTCTTCTATTATAGAGTTCTATGACGTTTGTTCCGCCACTCTCAGGGTCTCCTATGTTGATATATGGAACACCGCAAACATTATTAACTTTTAATAAACTTCCCATTCCAAATGGGATTCTTGCACCACTTACATTTTTTGTGGATCTTGGTTTTTCAACATCAATAACAGTAGATCCAATTAAATCAATATCATATCCTCTGACGTATGCAGTTCCTGCCGACAGTTTTACGGACATCAAGTCCTCAGAGGGAACATTTCCTTGCTCAGTTCTCTGATCCTCTCTATACAGTCCACCATTACCAATCTCATTATTTAAAGTTTCTGCAATATCTACAGTGAATGGTTCTACGGCATAATCGCCAGACTCTTCATAAGTTCTCTTTGCAAAATAGTCTTTGACTATACTATATTCACTCTTATTCTGAATTTTTTTAATTTTACCCTCTTCAACTTTAACCAATTCTACAAAATTGGTATCATCATAATCTAAAAGTTGTTTCTTCGCTAAACTGACACTGATTTTTAATCTATCTGCACCAGGTGCAGCATAATTTGTATATCCTTTTGCATTATCATTAAGGGAGGAATCATTATCCGCAGAAACAATCTCCTCAATTACATCAAATCCAACTCTATATGATGGTTCATTGTCATATGGATCAAGAATAATTTCAGATGTAGGGACATCTACAAATGTTCCTCTAATAAAATATACACCCTTTGCAACACCCACAGAATATCCAATAGATGATGCACCTACTGAAAAGACAGTTAAAGCAGTATCACCACTATTTAAAGTCGTATTGCCATAGGTTACATTTTCTTGGAGAATCAAAGACTCACCATCAATAAATGATGAGGTCTCTCCGTCAGAACCACCTGTTGTATACTTTACAATAAGAGTGATTTCTTCAACACCCTCTTGTGGTGGCAGAAGATATCCTTTTATATTGCCAAAAACTTCGGATTCTGAACCTTTTACTTCTGTACCATCACCTGACACGATTGCATCAAGATATAAAGTAATATCTAACCCTAAGTGATCTGGATTTACTTTAACGGTGGTGAAATTATTATTACAAGTAACCCCACCAGGAATTACCATAGAACCTTCTTTGAACATGTGACTGCCAAAGGATTCTATCTGGTTTTGTAAGATAGATTGAAGACCTGTTAATTCTCTTGCCTGTACAGGATATCCAGGTTTAAAGAGTACCCTGTAAAAATTATCGTCCTTATCAAAATCATCATAATAAGGATTTACATTTAAATTTGTCTTTTGTGGCATGGTTTAGAATTCCAGTATAACTTTAATGTCTTCTTTTTGGCGAGAATTTCTAGAAATAATTGGTCTGTTATCCAGATAAATTAATTCTCCTGATCCTTTATTTATCTCAGGACTTGCCATTCCACTAGTGAAATTAACACTAAGATTAACCAACTTTGTTCCAGTTGGATTTGTTGTGATTCCAGAGAATCCTGTATCAATAGAACCACTAAATGCGGACGATTGACCGGTGACCAAAGATGCTGATGATTCGAAGGGGTAGGCCCTCCCGTTCGTAGATATACCAATATAATCTTGTTGATCAAAAGTTGTTTGGTTATAATATAAAGATCTATCTTGGAAATATTTTAGAACTTTTGTTTCTGTGTCCCAGGAAGCAACATATCCATATGCTTTTCCTGTGCTATTTGCAACAGTTTGTTGGATTTTTTCTCCAACCTGCGGAGTACCAGTTATAGATGAAAATTTGAGAGAATATAGACCACTAAAAGTATTATCAGTATAAATTTGATCAGATCCAATAGAGGTTGGATTTTTTATAATTCCAATTTGTGCAAAACTTGTGTCAATTGGAAAATCCTTAGTTGAGTCATCAAATCTTGCATAAACAAGTACCTTATCAGTACCCAATTCCGTGTAAAGATCATATCCATGACCTTTTGATGGTGGTATGATTGGAATCAACTTAGCACTGGTTCCAGTTGTATTTGAGTTAATAGAACCAAGATCAACTAGTGCATATGTATAATCTTTTCCACCAGAAGTAACAACAGTGTCAGTTATCTTTCCACCTTCAACATCAACTCTAACTTTTCCACCAGATCCATCACCAATAATATTTAATTCTTGCCCCAAACCATTTGCATAGTTTGAACCTGCCTTATCAATATAAACTGTTTTAATTTGATTTAAATTGACTGATGAATCTGCAGATTCTCTTATTGCTCTAATCTGAGAATCCGTAGAGGTACTCCAATTATTAGGAACGGTTATGTATTCTGTTGAGTCAAATTTGACAATATCACTTGGAGAAATTGTAAAAAGATATTTCCAAATATATTCATCACCACTATCACCAGCTCTTGATGGTTCTAAATCAGTAAATGTTGGTTCATCCTGAGAAACATTCCCCTTTACATTTGTCCCACTTGAACCATTTTCGATGCAAATATAAACCCTATAATCTGAGTTCATTACATAATAATTTGCATCATATAATCTTGATGCATTTGACAATGGTGAGGGATTTAAAATACTATAATCATTCCTATACATTTCATATCTTGTACCAGCAACCCAATCAATTTTCCTAATAATTCTTCTAATGTTTGCTGAAGATATTTTTTTACCGTACAGAACAACATCACCTGCGTGCGAATTATATGTAAAATTATCAATCGGAGCAGGAGTGTTGGTGTTCCATGTTGTAGATCTGCCAAATCCAACTGTGGTGGGATTTGGCAAACTTACCGTAATATAATATGAATTTGATGCAGATTCGACAGAATCGACAAAATTACTGGCATTCAATATCCTAAAGTTATCAGTAACAAGTGCTGGCATTGTTAGACTTTTTTATGTATTTATATGTGGTTAAGGAGTTTGAGATAATTTTGCAATAGCACCAGTATCTCTCAGTCCTAACTGCCTTCTTTGAATAGTTGGGAATGTTGATAATCCAGAATCAACTG